CGGGTCTTTCCTTGACGATACGCAGTCATATCACTATCTACAGTGTGTAAAAACGGCATTGGTCCAGGAGCTACGTCTGAAACAGAACGCACGTCTGACCAATGACCACCAACACCACCACCCTTTACTGACAACCAACGCAACTCTGCGCTGTGATCAATTAATCCTTCTAGAGTATCAGGGACGTATGTTAGGAAACACGAGATAGGTAATGACTTAACCTTTTCACCCTTGAGCGGAGCATTAGAAAGAATTGGTGATGAGAACATAAACCAACCGTTCGATGCAGCGTCATAGATTCTTTGCGCAAGTTTCTTATCTCCTGCCGAGAATGCTACTGCAGCACGAGCAAACGCTTCTTGCGGCGTGCTTTCGTCTTCTCTGCAATAATAATCTTTTAGAAGTTTGACAGCTTGCTCTGTCATTGTTTTGTCTTTGCTGGGATCAATTTTCACACCCAAATGCTGACGAGGAAGCCCAAACATATTATATCCTTTTATTCTTGTTCTTGTAGTAATGAATTTGCCATGGGGAATATCTCAGCAATAGCGCATGCGCACTCACGAGCAATTTCCATGTGTTCTTTTTGTGTACCGTTAGCAGCACGCAGATTAATATAATGAATCCAACTTCTCAAAGTGCCATTCATATATAGTCGAGTTTTAGTAAGTCCCTCTGGGAGTACTGCTCTCGCCTGCTCTTTCGCGATGCCCGCTTTTATTGCCCAGTCATATGCTCTCTGAGATGCAGCGATAACGGTTTTCTGAGCAGCGACCCAATCGCGCCTTAATGACTCATCATTAGTGTCAACACTGTTCTGACGGTTCTTATCATCCTGTAGTCGCGCTTCACGCAGAACATAAGGATATCCCATTTCATCAGGCGTAGCATAACGCTGGCTGAATTCTTGGAAAGAGAAAGAACGATGACGCACAATCTGATGTGCAATATCTCTTGTCGTGTCGATCATCATACACGCACTGACCATCTCTAAAGGAGACCAATGTTGGTGTTTGATTAGATACTTTACCAACTTCTCTGAAGTCTCATTGTTGAACTGATTGGCAGGATTAGAAACCCTCGCACAGTACGCGATCATTTCTAATAAATCAGGATTCTCATTCTCACCAAATAAACCATCCACTGCTGCCGAATACGACACTAATTTTACATGCATTTAAATCTTTCTCCACTCACTCAGTTTAGCCTTCGCGGACAATCCTTTGAAGGTGTTATTACTTATAATACTTTGAATCTCATCGACACACTTACCAGACAGTATCATGTCATTAATGTCTTTTTCTTTCACACTATTTGGGAACAACGCAATCGAATGATTCTCAAGTATCGTCTTTTCAATACGTCTTACTATTTCCTTGCTTCTTGGTTCATTATCATACACAAAGACATACTCAGCTGCAGCATTAATGCCACTCACATCAGCTCCAGCCATCGCAATTGCGTTATCAACGAACATACTATCAATTGGTCCTTCAACAACATAGACTGGCTTGCGGTAGTCTACAGTATCTAGCCCAAATATCTTCGGCGCATCAGGATCAATCATTATGGTTACATACTTCAGATCGGACTTGCCTATTGCTCTGCCCTGAAACCCAATCAAGTTGTCATTCTTATCTATAAAAGGAATGATGATTCTTGGCTCATCTTTAGTGATGTTGGGAACCTTATCTTTCACACAAGCATTAACGAACTCGTAGAATTTAGGAGCATAAAAAAGTTTGTAGTGGCACTTAGTAGGGATAGCACGACTTAAAATATATTGTTTGGCTCGGTGTGTTGGAGGCAGTTGAGAGACCTTTTTCAGCTTACCCAGCGGTGTTTTGAGATAGTTCGCTTTCTTCTTGAAGTGGAACTCTGTCTTAGTTTTCTTTGGCAGGGGAGTAGTATTAGCTGCTCTGTGACCACCCCCATCCTTGAATTTCTCCATAGTATATTCTTTATAGAGATGAGGACTGACGTGTTTTATAAGGTTGCTGACGCTTGCGCCCATGCCGCAGTTATGACACTTAAATATATAGGAACTCTCTTTAACAAACACATAACCACGCGCCTTGTTTAGATTCGTTTGAGAATCCATACAATATGGGCACCGAAAGTTGTATAGGTTATCGTTCTTCCGCTTGAATTGCTCTAGCTGAGAAGAGAGAAGATGAAGGTATTTTGATTCAATATAATTACTCATGTACTCATTATACAACAAAAAGCTCAATAAGACAAGGAGTTTTTACATATGATCTTTAATATATGGGACGACTACTGTGATTAAGAATGCTAGTAAGCTGAAGCCACCAGCTGCTTGCCATTTCCACTGTTCTAGCTTACCGACTCGGTCGGACATTTCACTAGCGTGGTCTCGCTGATCTTGCTTCAGCTCTTTGATCTCGGACATAATCTCTTTGTGAGAGTTGCCAAGACCTTTCTGTAATTCTTCGCGCAAACTTCCGATCCTTTTATGCAAGATGTCTTGTTGATCTCTTGCTTCCTTTCTGCGCTCTTCGAGCAATGTGAATAAGTCCATGTCTAATCCGATCTTTGCTGATACGATCTCATCCGACTCGAGAATAATCTGTTCTGCTTTCTTTGCTCGTTGTCTCATAATCACTATCGCTTTGGTGAGTTTGTCTTTTATTTGTTTCTTCTATTTATTATCTTTAGAATGTTTGTCCGACTGTTTCCGCAAGTATTCGGCAATTTCTTTGGCTTGCATCGAATATAATGTTTCTAAGTCTTCTTCTAAAGCCTCTAAACGATCAGCTATTAGTGGGTATTGCTTACGAAACTTGGCGTCTTTTTTGGCGAGCGAAATATCATACTTAACAGCGAGATATTGCATAAAGGCATCAACATGCTTCTGGAACCAAATGCCCATAGTTGTGCCTTGAAACCAATTATAAAATGAACTGCCGACAACAGATCCGAGAATAGACTTTAGTATAAACCAATACATATTATTTGTCAACCTTTTCAATGTCGTTCAACGAGGCTTCAACAGACAAAACAACATAGTTCTGCATGCCATGATCAGTAAGCGCATCAAAGAACTTACCTTGCTTCCATCCAGACCACGTACCACGGAAGAAGTCTTTCCATCTCTGCCAGTATGTTGGGTTGCGCTCACAACCATAAGCATTGAAGTAACGCTCTTCGCCGCAATGCACATAGCCGAGTATTTGTGGTGGAACTTTTGTTACTATGTCATTGTTATTAACAAATCGTTGATGTGGACATTTAAGCTCTTGAACAAATCGCTTACCGCCAACACGTGGTGAACCGAAAGTAAACAAACACTCAGCTTCAATACGTGTCGCAGCGATTGTTGCCATTGCAGCACCGAGACTATGACCAGTGAGATAGATTGTTCTGGGTGTTTTTAACTTACTGTTTGCTTCTATCTCTTTTAAGCAATCAGCCCATAATTCATCGAGTTCATCCTGAAACCCTGAGTGTACCTTACCTCCAGCAAGAGCGGAATTCTTTGTCACTTTCAGATCCGCAGCTATGTCATTCAGCTTTGTTGGTTCAGTACCCCGAAACGCAAACCACAATTCTTTTTTACTCTTAGCGACCAATACCTGTGCACCATTTCTGTCAATCAACTTGCCCTTGTAGCCGTCGAGACTCTTCAATGCTTCTGCGTCAAGGTATGCTGACTGCGCAAGATACGCTGCAGCTTCTGTTTTATTGGTCATCTACTTAGTTATCCTTTATTTATTTTTATGTTCTTTATATATTCAATGTAATCGAATGGTATATATTTATCTTCTTCAAAGAAGTGTACTGCGATAACGTTTTGGGCACCATCAACACCACTCTCTATAACGTGAGAAACATTATCGATTCCTCCGATCATATACTCTTCAAACAACTTAATATCATATTTGTCTTTATGTTTGACCATAATATGATACATCTCTTGACAAAAATAGAGATAATGTTGATCCAATGTTTCGGGTGTCGTAGTATAAGCATTCACCAAAGCATCATAAATGATTTCACTATTTGGCTTCGCACCTATAAACCCGTTAAATACTGTCGTACCTAGAAGAAAGTTCTCTCCATTAAGAGAAACTTCAGCATTCACATTCATATCCAAGTCACACACAGTGAATAGATGATCGTGTCCATCTATATCCAGCTCAGATAAATCCCCTGTTAGCATTAGATCAGAGTCGCAAAAGACGCCACCATTCAAATACAAGTAATAGTATCTAAACAGGTCAGATTTATGCGCACCTGTGAAACTATTAAAAACATCTACTATGTTCGGGAATTCTGGTAGTGGATTTTCGTCAAAATACTCCAGTATTCTTTCGTCGTCATACCAGTCTATCTTCCATCCACAACCATTTCGTTCAGCCCATCCAGCATTAACTTCATCAAGGAAAGGCTCTCTCGAAACTTGCAATAAAATCTTTGGTATCATAATATAATTCTCAATGTTATTGTGTCGGTTCTTCCTCTTTTGGCTTTACCGAATCTTCATAGTAAATAATAATTTCTTTCTGTTGTAGTATATAGCGTCTTAGATCAGCAAGGTTTAAGCTGATGTTCTCATAGCCTCTAACAGATATTGCCATGAATACTATGTCACCATTATCTTTCTCAAACTTTTCAAGAAACTCTTCCATGTTTCTTTCAGTAACAACATACCAATCAACGTCCGATAGGTCTAATTGCTTCGGTCGTTCCGCAATAGGGATTATTGGCTTAACAATCTTTGTTACTGTGATGATCTCTGGTTCTGGTTGTCTGTTTAAAAAACTGCAACCACTACTTAGCAGTATCAGACTCGAGATCAGCAAATATCTTAACTGTACCATCATTTATTCTCTTTTCAATTAATCCAGGTTTTCTCAAACTCAACAACGTCAGGTTGTGTTTCTTAAATTTCTTCAGCAATCCATCCGAGTATGCTTCTGCTTTCTGAAGGTTTTTCATTAGGTCTTTGGTCAGAGCGGCTTGTACTTCTGCAGTTTCTTGCATAGTGTTTATTGTGGCTTGCTGCTCTTCAGCCGCAGCTTTCAATGTCGCGTTGTTCTCTGCGAGCTGTTGAATACGATCCTGAGTGTCATTGTAGTAGCTCTTAGCGGCATAACCAACACCACCAAGTATCACTATCAATGCGATACATGCATACAATTTAATCATAATTTATCCGTGCTGTTTAAATACCACTTTAGGGAATGCTAGTGTTGCCCTTAACACTTGATCTTTGCTTGCGTTAAATTGTATCGCATTAATCGCATCTTTTCGTGTAGCTATAGCAGCCAACCATCGATGATTACCATCAATCACATATTTATCGTTGCTGATGAGGATAGGTTTGTCGTCATTCTTCCTGATGGAAATAACAACACCCTTGTCAGAGAACTCTGATTGTATTGCCTTTAGCTTCTTCGGGTCAACTTTGATTTCCTTTCCAACTATACCCTTTCTTTTCATATGCTGGAGATAGGCTTTGTAATCTTCAGATTCGATCTGAGGCATCTTGTTGCGAGGAATATCGCCTTTATTCGGTATAGTGAATTTTAATTCATTGACTTTATTTAATGTTTCTCTAGTCTTGGCCAATACTGATGTTGGGCGAGTGCCTCGAACTGGAGCTTTAGTCTCGAACAGTTTCTTGAAGTCCTTTCCAGCTTTAGCGGGAGTGTTATTCTTTGCCATCTCAACAGCCAACTCAGGATCAGGGGTCTTGAAATTCTTTTTACGCATTACTGTCTTAGCCACCAACTCTAACTCTCCTCTTCGTAGGTTCAGTACGAACGGCACGTTGATGTCCGTTCGCATATCTTTCAATACAGCTTCAGCGTCTGGACCAAGTTTTGGTATAGCTTTGCCGTGTTTCTTAAATGTTTTCTTGAATAGACGTATTAGTTCGGCTGAACTGATATCCTTTTTATTGCGAGCATCATTGGCACGATCTAGAAAATGTCGAGTGAACTCAACATCAATCCCCACTTTAGCGAAGATTCTATCGGCATATTTTTCAACGGCATCTAAATCAGATTGAGTTATCATAGTCCAAATTTCTTCATGAAGTCTTTGCGTTCTTTAATCTTAACACGCTTTTGTTTCTGTTCAAGATAACGTTTCAAAAACGCTTTCATGTCTTTCTTGCGAGCGTCTGGCTTTTTAAAGTCAGCAACATCATTACCAGTACCAGCAACAGCTGCACCAGTAGCATTGGCAGCAACATCTTCGAATAGTGTATTGAAGTCCTTTTGCTCTGTTGTGCTTTCTTCTATCTTATCCATAGCTTCGTATAACCCTTGTACCATTTCTTCTTCGGAGAATTCAGTTTGTGTGTGGCTTTCTTTAATGAGAAACAAAGCAGCAGCATAGGAAGCAAACTTAGTTTTGCCTCCTGGAATTTTCTCAAGCAGTTTTTTGAGATTGAAGACCATCCGATCATAATACCCATAAGCATTATTCTCTTCAGTAGTCTCAGGCGACTTTATCTTCTTGCCGCTCTTGTCTATAATCCCCAACTTAAATGCATCAGTCTTTTCAAAAGGTGTTGTAAGCCTTTTGATGAACTGGTACGCGAGGAGTAAATCTGTAATCTTGCCCATTAAATCTTCCTAAGCGTTTCTACTATGTGTGCGTCTAACCCAATCTCACTATCTATGATTCTTTTACCTGCAACCAAACCAAGTTCAGTCGGGTAGTAATTCATCATGAGCAAGAATGGCTTCAGGTAATGTAGATACCCTTCCAGCTTCAAGAATAACATTCTGGTAGCAGCTCTACTCTCAAACATGTTATAAATTACAACCATATGATTGATGATCAACCTTTCTTTAAGATCTCCTGATTGCTCATACTTTCTGAACAATCTTTTAATGTAGCGTATCCTCTTCAGGTCGTCATAAAACTCTAACAAATCCGTACAGTGGGGATTCGTATATGACTTCATAGCGAACATTTGGAAGTTATCTTCCGTCAAATCGTCAAACATATAATTCCATCAATTAATTAAGTAATATCGCTCAGTGCCGCTCTCTTGATGACAGTCGCGCTTACAGCCACATATATATAGTCAGCATCAAACCAAATAGATCCAGCACCAACCGTTGGAGATGTTGTTGTTGGATTATTTGTGGATGGTGTTGAACTTGTTAGGCGTAAATTTTTACCCGCAACAATAGCTAAGTCAGACGGTACAGCACCAAAAAGGTTTTGTACCGTGACTTTCTTACTAGAGGGCGTAGATCCAGGATTATCAACAACCATAAAAAGGTCGTCGCTCGACACCGAAGTGGCAGCAGTAAGTGCTGTAACCTTTTTATCAGCCATTATCTATAATCCTTATGAATCAGCTAATTGAGTATCATCGGCAGCATCGCCAGAGATAGAACCCATAGCAACTAACGTTTCATACTGAACACGACCATTACGACCACCAGTTCCAGGTGTACGCTTAACCCAACCAGCATGAGCAACGCTCTTACCTTCGCCAGTAATACCAACTTCAGTAGTGTCAGCACCGTAGATCGAAGCAGCATCAATGTTTTCTGAATAAACAGTAGACAATGGCTTCTCAGATACTTCGTATGCAGCAGCAGAAGATGCTGGAATAGTTGTAGAACCAGTTGCTGAACGAACAGTTGCGTTTGACGCATCGGCGATAGCAGTGAATACATAATCGTTAGCACCAACACGCAAGAAGTCACCAACTTTATAGTCGGTTAAAACTGCGCTTGACGCACCAGTTACAGCACCAGCAGTAGTAACAGCACATGTGCCTACTGTGGTTTTGCTGTCTTTATTTCCCCATAAACTCATCTTATTTCTCCTAAGATATATTTGTTATTACTTCTATTTAGTAGTTTTCATAATCAACTTGGTGGCAGCTACACCAATTTTATAGCTGCCATATTCTTTATAGTTCTCTGAACGCCAACTCTTTAGCTTTCAAGAACTTAACTGCGCTCCTAATGGCAGGCATAGGACTTCTCTCAGTACCGACTTTGGTATTGCGACCTGTCTTATACTTAACCTGAACACCATCATCAGTTGTCTGCATTGTAACAAGCAAGTTGTTATTTTTAGGATCTTTCAACTCTACAGAGATGTTATCCTTTAATGCCAATACTAATGGAGCGATATCTTTATCTTTCAGTAATGTGAACTTTTCATTAAGCTCTTGTTGCTCTACCAAACGTTTGATAGTTGCTTCCATTACAGCTTCCCAACGCGAGCCATACTTGCTCTTGAAGGCAGCTTCATCTAGTTTAGGTTTAATGTCAACCTTTTCTTTCTTACCAGACTTAACATCTTTCTTATCTTCTTCTTTAGACTCATCTTTAGAAATAGCCTTAGAAATTGCCTTGCGCTTCTTGTGTAAGAACTTGTCTGAATCGTCTACATCACCATCGTTGTCGATGTCTTGGTCTTTACGATCCTTAAACTTCTTCTTCACAGCTTTAGGTTGGACTTTATCAAGACCTTCACCGTCATCAGAGTCGTCATTAGTGTTATCTTCTTTCATCACCTTGCCAGTCTTCAGCATTTTGAAATCAACACCTAATTGCTTAGCAGCTTTTTGGATTGCTTCTCTTGCTGTTCTAGCTTTCACGACAATAGGAGTTTTACCACCACCAATCTTCTTACCGCTTAGTGTTTGCGCAGGGATTGGTACAGAAAAACTAGCGAATGCTTCTTCAAGATCAGCCGACTCAACAATTTCATCTGAGCCATTCTCGATGATTTCGTTCTGATCTTCAACTGTTGTTTCAACAGTTTCAGCTTGTCCAGAAACAACAGCGTTTACAGCAGCAAGCAATGAGTCACTAGAACCATAATTGTCTTGCGTTCCGAAGACGTTTGCTTCTTCAAGACCTTCCATTGCACCTTTAACTTTTAACATCTTATATTCACCCTCTTTGCTTGTTTTATTTGCACGATCAAGATACTTCTTAGCTTTTGATGCATCATCAAACTTAGAGAACTTAGTTGTGTCGGCTTTACCTTTCTTATCGTAGTATTGAACTATGAAGTAATCTTCATTGAGTTCTGCACTTTCGATCTTAAATCCTTTTTTCTTCGCATCAGCGATACGCATTATAGAGTTTGCGCCCGATTTTGGATCAGGAAACTTGTTTGGATTTTTAGGTGCTTTACTATAGCCAACAATTTTATCAGTCTTTGGATTATTATTTCCACGCACATTTGCTTTAGCAATATGAACAAGATCGTTATCGCCAAATTTAGCTTCATCTAATTCAACAGACTCTTTGATCGCGCCTTCAAGAGAACGGAAGAACTTTAGCTTAACGCCTTTATTCTCGAACTTAGCATCTTCAATAGTACCCTCTGAAGACTCTTGAGTTAGATTATAGTAGATTCCTTTGGCGATATTAACTTTCACAAGTGGAAAGATGTCACCAGCAATGCTAATCTTTGTGGCATATCTGAATACAGTTTCACCAGACTTTACATTAGAACCTTTGATGTAATTCTTATCACCAGAATCTAGAGCAAATAGTACCATTGGGTGTTTACTATTGTTATCGCTCATTACAGCAACTTCTTTATAACCTTTCTTACGACCGAATGTTATTGCTTGATCTTCACCCCAATTAGGAGTCTTATCTGTGAACTGTTGGTATGCTTCGTCAAGTTCAACAGACTCTTTCTGTTCAAAACGAACACCGTCATCTTTAACTTGATAGTCTGCTTTTCTATCCATACTTACAGCTGCAAATTGGTCCATTCTAAAATTACCCTTTACACCATTTTTCCATTGAACTGTTACTGCAGGCTTACCGTTCACTTTAACTTGTTTGATCACTGTACCATATAGATCTTTATCACTACCAGCTTTCATTTTAACATTAGTGCCTTTTTCAATATTAAAGGCTTCGTCAAGTTGATCACCTTCTGCTTCAAAAGAGTTCAACAAATGCTGCTTTCTTTTTGCAAGAGCAAATGCTTTATTCATAACAGAAGCAGCTTGTGCGATAAATTTAGATGCCTGTTTTTCTGCCTTTTCGCCAGCCTTAACTCCCATTTCTAACCCAATGATCAGTTGTTCAACTGAATCGATTAAAGTGGGATCACTGAACTTTTTCTTTTCGCCCTCAGCCTTTGCTTTTAGACCTTTCAATTTTTCTATGGCATTGAGTAGATCGCTATTAGGCATATCACCAGCTTTAAATCGAATCTCTTCAGAAAGAGCAACAGCTTCATCTAAAACACTAGGATCAACTAAATTCTTTTTGTTATTCCTAATATGTGCATCCAGCATTCTCTGAGCACCTTTCTCACTACCTATTGCATATCCTGAAAGATACGCATCAGCAGCAGCTTTAGCAGCTTTAGGTGTCTTAAATCCCGCAGCACCTAGCCACATCGTATGCCCCTTAGTCTTATGTACGACCTTAGCTCTATGTCCGCCAAACTTTGATTTCTCAGAAGTAGCTTCATAGTCAGACGCTTTGATCCTTGCTTCTTCAAGATCGACCATTGCTTCTTCGAATGATTCATTAAGATCATCTTCAGGCTTCTCGTGAGTGTAGCCTTTAGCAGCAAGGGCTTTGTGCTCTGCTTCGCTATTAGCAACTTCTTTCTCGCCAGTTTCTGGATCATACATATCGTGCGGATACTTAGCAGCTTCTTCTGCTTCCTGAAGCTGTCTGAGCTGCATTACTTTTATTGTGTTCGCTAGGTTCATTTCTTAGATTCCTTAGTTATCAACTTTTTCGCCAGCACGCCATTGGTAACATGACCAATACCCAGCTGTTGTTTTGTCTTTTTTGTTTTCGCAATCGTGTCTTGATCTGAATGCTGCTCTACGTTTCGGGTCGTCTCGTTTGATTTCCATATTTGGATCACCAAACGTAACCTTAATCACATTACCTTTGTCATTCTTAACATACACGCCAAATTTCTTTTTCGATCCTGACGGTAGTCTGAAAGGATTGTTCAACTCAACCTTTCTTCCTTTATACTCAGCAGCTTCAACCACTAAATCTTCATACATGCCAGCGCAATCTTCTTGACACGGAGTGTCTTTCTTATACTTCTTGGTCAGTGCATCAGTACCAAACTCACCAGCAGCTTCTTTAAGGTCTGTATACATATTCGCAAGAACACGCGGATTAACACCATTATATTGTCGCGCCACAACACCAGCATAATAAACAACACCGTGCTTCATGGGGTCTTTACCAGCTTCTTTCTTCTTGCGGTCTACAACCTGCTTCAGAACACTCAATGCGGCTTGATACTTATTCTTTGAGATAGTCTTAGACTTCAGCTTGGCGATCAGCTGTCCCGTAGGAACCTCGTCCAACATCTCAACAGACTCGCTCACATTACCCTTGTGTTGTTTCCACAAGTCAGCATCGCCAGTAGTTCTTGTCTTACCACCAGTAATGAAAGAGTTTACACGAGCATATGCCCATTGCTGTTGGTTTGCTCCTGGACGATGTCCAGTCTTCCACGCAGCCATACCACGATTATAAACTTTCTTCAGGATACCAAGAGATATGCCAGACTTCTCAGACTTTTTCTTTAGCGCAGTGGCTGAGTCTTCGGTGATCTCAAAAGATTCTTCTTGGTTCTTAGCTTTAGTGTCTGAAGTGCGGGCACGATCCAACATACGGTCATGTTTTTTCTTATCAGAAGCCTTTTCTCTGTCTATCTTTTCTTTAGCAGAGTCAACTTCACCCTCACCAAACATATCACGATACTTCTTAGTGTGTTTGGAGAGTTTAGTCTTAGCGCCAGTATCGCCAGCATGCTTATCTGGATATGCTGTCGGGTCGTCTGAATCTTTCTCAGCGCCTTTCTTGAATTCTGCGTCACGCTTTGCTTTGGTAGACTTAGACAATCCACTATGATATTTCTTTGGCTGTGTTCCTTCGCGGTCTTTGATGTCTTTGTCTTGAGCAACAGCTTCAAACAACGCATCATAATCTAACTCTTCCTTGACACCGCCACGAGCTTTCTTCAATCTTTCGATCTCAGCTTTACGGATTTTAGGTAATAGCTTCTTGGCAATTTTAGGAATGAGTGATGACTTCTTCTGTACTAGCTTGTCGACTTGGATCTTATCTGTAGGCGCTAGACTAGCATAGTTCTTACCACGATCACCCGCAACTTTCTTGCGGATAACAGCGATAGCAGCCTTGTTGGCACGCTTCTTAATCACATCAGTGTTAGCCATCTTCTTGGCTTTGATCTTCTTAAGACGCTGCATCTTTGGAGCAAGACGCTTCATTCTACGACCAATAGCTTTACGCTGAGAGATACTTAATGGCTTTCTATCTTCGTCCATGTCTTCTGTAAGTACAGAGCGGATAGTGTCATAGATATCTTTAGCATCACGATCACTTAATTTCTTTGCTAGACCAGACTTGAATGTATCGAAGTCGCCCTCAACTGCAATTGCTCTTAGCTTAGATGCAGACATTCCTTCAACGCCAGTTGCGTCAGGATCACGTGCGCCAGCAGAGACTACTTTGATTGAGTCGAAGTCGTAGTTCTTACCATTATACTTCTGGAGCAGACCATTGAATTCGGTAACTCGATCAGATCCAACAACCATGATGACTTCATCAAACTCTTTATCCAATTCAGCCATTATCTGGAAGATTGTCTTAGACTTTGATTGGAATGCTGTTTTACCGAATGCTTTGCGGGCGAAACTAATCTTCTCAGCGTAGTTGAGAGGATCTTTCTTATTATTCTGGGTATGGGAAAGATAAATCCTTGCGGGCGCTTTTTCTTTCTTAGCAATCGCCTCAACCTTGTCAACCAGCTTTTGGTGACCGATAGTTGGCGGATTCATCCTTCCGAATGTGAATACTACTTTCGACATGTACGTGTTTCCCTTGGGCTTAACGTGTTAAATTAGTGGTTGACTTATCTCAGATTAGAGGTATAATAGAGATGTCGCTTTTATAAGTGTATTTATAATATCTTTAACTCCAACCTTTAATGTAGTTGTCAGAGAAGTTAGCATGACTGAACTGCATTCTATTCACTAGCTTCAGCGCACTGCCATCATTGTCGATAGCAACATAACCTTCTGGAGCAGTTACTTGGAATCCATCTTTGGTTCTGAGTAATGTATCAATGTTACTTGCCTGATCCATTTTATTTATAATCATTTCTTTAGCATCGATTAGCGCATTCATCAGCAAGAAGATATTTTCAAGGTTCTTAACATTAGCATTAGAAAAGAACTTTAGTATCTCGTCACGCCTATCGGTCTGGACTTTCTTACCCTTTGGTGTCTTGCGCTTATCAGCTTCCTTAGCATAGAAGCCAGTAATGTGGTTGACAAGATCCTTCACATGAGACTTAACGTTTGTAACCTTTTGTCCTGCTCTTACCTTAGTGTTGAAGTGTACTGTAATCTGACGAATCAACTCTGGGTTCTCGGAGATCGCATTCATAGTCTTGGAATCTAGTTTGCTAAACACCTTGCCTGCATCACTAATATACTTGGTTACTGCTTTATTTTCTTTGTCTGTGAATGTAGCTTTACCAGATACATCTGTGAACTCAGGGTCAACATACCAAACGTCTTTAGATGGTCTTAGCTTTTCAGATATCTTCTGACCGAATGATGCTTTCATTGTCTCAAATGACGAGCCACTGTATACAGTATGCCAAACAATACCAATCTTAGCTGATCGGATTGCATTACCCATTTCTGATTTACTAGGAACAGAGTATACAATTGTGTTTGGGTGGAATGTTGTAACCTTTTCACCGTCTATTGTTTCGTTCTTTAAATCGCTTTTACTGAATAGAAAGTCACCCTGTAACACACCAGTGATTCCAAGGTCGGGTAAATGTTTCAGAGCGAGCTTCAGTTTAACTGCCAAGTCACCGCTAGTGTCTTCATCTACCTCTTCAGCGCTCTTGTAGATTTTAGGGTTTTTATTAAAGACTCCCTTTTTTGCCACAAAGAACTTGCCGTCACGAGGATCTTGTCCAGCAAAAATAGCAGGAGCGCCATCCCACTTAACAGTAGTAGAAACACCACGAGAAGAACTACCCGAAAGCATATCACGCATGCTGCGTAGAAGATTGATAGCTTGTCTTGCACCTTTCACACCCCCATAAAGTACAGCATCCTCAAGATGCGTCATATGTGTATTTTTTTGTTCAATTAAGAATGAATTAAATTTTTTCATTATAGTGCTCATCGTGCCATCGCTGGGCTTCTTTCTTAGCCACGCCAACATTTTTATATGCCGTAACTGGATGCCGAGGCTTATCGCCTCCTACTTTAGTATTATCGAACAATGTAGGCATTACTTTCTGACTACCATCTTTGTTCTTTCTCATAGAATCCATACCAGATAGACGGATCTCATACTTACCATCTGGGGAAACGTGTTTGAATACTTTCTTGTTGCCTGCACCATATCCATCTGGAACTTTCTTCCATTTGATACTTGCTGACTCATTAAACTGTATAAAAGATTTCATCTATTAATAAACCTTACAGTGTATTGACGAAAAGTCGTTTTTCTTTATAGCCGAGTAATAACAACTCTTCAGTATATCTGGATCGCTTTCTGCTAGGATCTCGAGATAGTATGTTAACCAAGCACCAGCCTTCAATTGCACTTCAGATGTCGGGAAAGGGGAAACCTTATCAATTACAAATGACTTCTTCAATAGTTTAGGCAACGTTGTATTTAGGTATTTCATAGGATTGTTCATAATCTTAGTCTTATCAGACTTTAGATCAAATCCATTCTGAGCAGCCAGTTCAGGGAATAGTTGCGCAGATACAGAACCCAATTGAACATCAGCACCCTTTTGTCTGCCCTCAAGATACACACGGATATCTCCGACCTTAGAGATTGTACCTGCTTTATACCCAACACGCAACTGGAAATTGCTTATATTGCCTTGGGTCTCGAAGATGAAGTTCTTTTGGAATGGGTCAAACAAGACACGCATTGGTGTCAAGTCAACATCTGGTATGTCAGATGTAGAAACAGTTTCGACTTTAGCTGTCTTGTTCTTTGAGATCTTCTTGAGCGATACTCCAAGAATCTCTTTGCTCTCGTACTTATCAGCGAGCCAAGCATTGAATTCATGTAGTGATGTAACGTCTTTGGTCTGCTTAATTACCTGCGCTTTGTTGATTGACATAATCCAGATGTCAGCAGGGTTCCAGTTATCTTTTAAGTCTTTTAAACCAAATCGTTTCGCTAGATTAAATAATACATTAGAATCATTCTTTTCAGAGTCTAAGTATATCTTGTGTTTAGGGAAGTTGCCGAAGTTCTTGGAGAATGCGATGTACTGTTGCTCGAAGTTATGCATCCACTCTGGACTGAAATCAAATCCAACCTTTTCAGACACCTGCTTCAGTGTCAGCTTCTTACCTTTAAATGCGGTCTCAAAATAAGCAATCGTTCCTGCCTCTTGCTCAGCAGTTGATGGGTTAGCTACTTTCTCACCTTTCTTGGGGAGACGACCACTGCCACGCATACCACCAGATGGAACAAGAGCGATATTAACGAGCTTAGAGGAAACAAACTTTTCACCCTTTTTAATAAACCCATAACCAACCAAGTCTTTGTTCACAGCAAGTTTAGGGATAAGCTGCTTGTCTGTAACCTTGATGACGAGCTGTGTGCTCGCTTTCTTGAAGTCATACTTTGGTTCAATGTAGATAACATCGTCGTCAGCATGTTTCTTAAGACGAGTAATGAATCTCTTCAGCTCAGGGTTCATTGCTGTTGGTAGGTGCTCAAACCCTAACCAAAGTTTGGTTGATTCGATAAGGTATTCGTTAAACTTGTACATAGCCAGCCTTTAATGGATACAATAATGGATATTATAACCTATTTATAATCCAAAGGCAATGTAAAAATGAGCATTTTAATGACATGCTCAGGTCATGGTGGTGTGCGCGAGTGAGAGTGAGAGAGAGAGAGTCTCCCGCACATCACCAATTACATATTAAAGCCGCTGAAGTTCTTACGACCTTGGGTCTTAGTAGCCCATTTCATTTGGTCATCTTCCTTGGCGCGAGAGCCGAAGCCTGTCTTGTCAAAGGTTGGACCAGTATCAGTAACGTCTTCTTGCGCTGTCTGCTCAACATCATACAACCGCATCTTAGCTCTATCAATACCAACCATGAACCTCTTATTGGTACTCGGATCACCATAACGATTCTTCAACTGCTTGATCATTATCTGATTCATCTCGTCAAGCTCTTCGGTCACAATCAATGCCGCCATGAAGTCAGCTGTAGCAGGTAGACCAAACGATTCAGATGTATCGGTCAGCTCAATGTCGCTGCTGCCATAACCGCTTCGTGTTACCTGTGTAGCAGATACAATCGGCACGTTCTGTTCTACAGCCAACCCACGCAGCTCTTCGGCAATAGCCTTGATCAATGTATATGAATTGACATTAGACCCAGCTTTCATCCTTGAAGATGAACAGATATTCAGATAATCAATATAGATGATGTCAGGAATAAATGACTTCTTCAGCTTCATCTCATTCAGTAGGTGACGGAAGTGACCAACACCACCCGATGCAGTAGGATATTCTTTAATGATTAACTTGCCTGCCGTCTTACCTTTAACACGCTCGATCTTCTTCTTGTACATATCCTTAGACAAGGACTTGAGATTATCGAGTGTAACATTGAGTAGATTCGCATCAATACGTTCTGCGATCTTTTCCTCAGCCATCTCCATAGTGATATACAAAACGTTCTTGCCATCCATAAGGTTAGCCGCACCCATGTGACACATAGCCAAAGACTTACCAGCGCCAGTACCAGCCATCAATATATTCAAAGACTTGCGAGGCAAACCGCCCCCAGTAATCTTGTTCATATACTCTAGATCAAAAGGAACACGTTCTTCCTTGCGATGATAGAAATCAAACCGCTCATCAGCATCTTCAACAAAGTCGTGACCGATGTTAGGATCAAACGAAACACTCAGAGCCGTTGATAATAAGTCTGGTATTGCTCCCTTATCACGAACATCTTTACTAGTCCCGTCTTCATCGAGTATATTGATAGACTCCATGATAGCATTGTAGACTGCTTTCTCTTGACAAAACTTCTCGGTTGTCGCAATAAGCCAGTCTGAATCTTCGGCTTGTTCAACAGAGAGTGATGAAACTAACTCACCACACTCTGCGAACTCGCTGTCTGAAAGATTGTTCTTTGTATCAAGCTCAATCACCAATGCTTCTTTGGTGGGAAGCGAATTGTATTTATTAATAAAATTATCAATTTGCTCATATACCGTTTTCTCAACACGGCTGGCAAAATACTCGGGCTTTAGATAGGGGAGTGTTCTCCTAGCATATATTTCATCATTCAGCAGATGTCTCAGTATCAGTGTTTCCGTCGCCATTCTCTATCTCTCTCAATTGCGTTTCGATAATATCTATTAGTATATCACCCATTATACCAACAACCGACTCAGAAGTCAAGTCATTTTCTTTGGGGTTTTCAATAGAAATAGTTTGGAAGTCTAACACACCTTGTCCATCTACTTCATTGAATTGGACAGTATCATACTGGTAGGTGAGTCCCTCACACTCACCCTCCAATATCTGGATAGCCCAATGATCTGAGTGATATCCTTCACCCTCGCTTTCGACTAACTTATAATTAACTGCCATTGTCGACCTCCTTATTCATCTCTTTCAATTTGGTCTCGATAATATCTACAAGAATATCGCCCAATATTTCTTCATTCGACTCGCTGTAGAGGTCAAGTTCCAACACGTCACCATCGACTTTTTCACCTGTCACGTCTAAGATGTTGTAGTCAAGACCGACCTCGGCTCCATCTTCATTAATCTTGACCGAATCATACTGGTAGGTGAGTCCTTCTAACTCACCCTCCAGAATTTCTACCGCAAACTGACCTGATTCGAGCAGCTTATACTTAACTGTCATTTTCTAGCTCCTCTAATGCAGCAGCTTCTTCAACACCGACCTGTCCATATTTAAACTCTTTGGCGGCAGCGACTTCAAGCTGTTCCATAATCTCAGGAGTGTAATACTCAGTAGGATTAGAATTTATTGCCTTACCAAACACCTTACGACCATCAGGTAACTCATAACGAGTAGAAACTTTCTTAATGATGTCATACTTCTCAGCTAGATCAAGCAAACCATAATACCGATCAAGACCTTTATCATACGATAACTTAACTTCAATCTTTTTCTGCTCTTTAGTGAAGCGAGACTTATGCATTGTAGCTCTGATAATGTTACCAACTACATCAGTACCCTCTTTATCTTTCTTCTTGCCTAACATAACAATAGAAGACGCAGCATACTTTAGACCAGAACCACCAGAGATCTCTTTGGTAGGAACATAAGCGCCAACAACATCATAGACGTGGTTAGTTACAAGCAATGGAACATTAGCTTTAGCCAACTTCAGAGACAATACTCGGAATGTACCACGCAACAACTGCGCTTTAGTCATATCACGCTTGTCGCTACCAGCTTCAGTATCAGCCAACTCTTTGTTAGAGGATAACATACCAAGCGAATCAAGAACCATCATCATTGGGGGAGCATCTTTACCTTTCTCAATGTATGTGGTTAGAATACGAGTTGCGTTTGTGCGGAACTCTTCAATAGAACATGGCTCAGAGATAATAACACGCTTAGTGTCAATACCACGTTCTTCCATCATCTGTTTAGTTACAGCAGCCTCAGTGTCAAAGTAAATAACACCACCCTCTGGATTGTCTGTGAGAAACTGCTTGAGTACACCCAAAACAAAGAATGTTTTACCTGTAGCAGACTCACCAGCAAATGCGCTGATCTTATTATTGGGCACACCGCCATACAGACTCCCAGAGATAGCAGCGTTCAGAATATATGAACCTGTATCAATAGAACCTGAGAACTCGGAGCTATTTGCTCCATCATTAAGGAGAGACGTATTGTCAATCCCTTTTACCATATCAGTTAAAAAACTCATCTAAAATTTTCCTCACTCGGTTTAGTTATCCAAATATTCGTAGCAAAGCATCTACGCATACCACCAGTTACAGGTGTCACACGATGTACCTTTGCTGAATCAAATATAACGAGACGGTTAGAGACTGGTTGAATACGCTCAACATCACCCTCACCATCTCCTCTCTTCATTTCCAGATATCCTTCATCTGGCAATCCAGTGTGCGCATAATACACAGAGCCGACATATGGCGATATTAACTCACCAGTGGCAGCACAATGCGCTTCGTCCTTATCAAAATGCCATGGGAGATCTTGCTGTCTTCCGCCCACGGACATTATGTTGCTCCAGTACTCGACACCGTCGAAACTATCAGGGACTTCACCGAAGTCCTTACCGACAGTAGACCATATCATTGCTGTTACTCTTTCCCAGACATTACTTGGCGGAGATCCGCAACTATCAAACCAGCTATAAGGTAATGTACCTTGCCAGTTCGAGTCGCTTTGGATCTCAGCCAAGAGACGTGGGTCTTTAATGAAGTTATCAATTATAATCATAATGTATATTATATATCAAAGTAGATCAAAAGACAAGCATTATTAGCTATTATATATCTTGTCTATCAGGTCGCTAAACTCTTCCAGCTTGGCGGTTCTGTTTGGCCAATATATATAATCTTTCTCTGGGTTCTTCTGAAGATTATTCAGTAGAGGTTTGAAGTGATTGTATAGCTTGTTTAATTTCTCTTGAGCATCTTCTGCGGTATGATTCAGATCAGTTAAATCGGACTGTGCTTTTTGGACAGCGTCTAACTCATCTTCGGAGACGGCTGTGAAGCCAAAATCGAAATCACTCATTTGGATGTACCTCTTGTGTCTTTATATTCTGTCATCAGGAAGTCTACATTTTGACTATACCATTCCGAGAATGGAACTTTCTCCTCACCCCAATCAAACCGTTCTGCCATAGCATCAGCGTATAGCCTGTGCGCGAATGTATCAAAGTCATCTAAATTCAACGTTACTCTCCTATCCAAAAAAACTTTCTAATGAACTCTTCTTTTCTGTGCTCCAGTTAACAGAATCAAGTATCGCAATCAGCGGATCTAGAAACGCTTTCTGGAACTGGGTATCACGGTCTATGTAGGAATCCAAGTTAAACTCGCTTGGCAGTGTAGTCATCACACTAAATACATTTTGCTGCATCGGATTAGGCATCTTGAGATAACAAAATTTGATCTTCTCGCCATCCTTAACCAGCTCATACTTTTTGGTGAGTTTCTCAGCACGCAACGCATGGTTATACACCAACCCACCGCGAACATGGATCGGACACCCTTTAGGGATTGTTAGACTAGTACCCTCGACGACATATTTATTTAGATCAGATATTCCACGCGGAAACGCAATCTCCTCGAAAGAGAAGTTGTTGAACTGTTTGCGGAATTCAGCAATATAATCTTGGGCATCCTGCTCACTTTTGTTCATGATAATATTGATTGCTTTCTTCAGAGCATCACGGCAAACAGCTGGAGTCGAAGACTTAACAGTCTCGATACCCATCATCTTCAGCTTTGGCTCGGCATACCGAACACCCTCATTGTCATACACATTGAGCATATAACGCTTCTTGGCAGTCCAGATACCTTTATCAGCTATCGCCTCTCGCTTCATAAACATCTTCTGCGAGTGGGCATTCATTAGCTGTGCCAGTTCCTCATAACTCTTATCAATAAAAGGTTCCAGCTTCTCAGTTGCAACCTTGTCCAAGAAATTGACAACTTTGACAGGGTCACTTCCCTCTTTAAAGCATTTGCGTACAAGTGCATCGAGATTGACATAAATTGAATCTGTGTCCGATGCAATAACATAGTCAACTTCGCTTGTATCCAAGATAGTGTTGAGATACTCATTAACTCTCCTTTCGATCCATTTAATGGATAGTTGCCCTGACAGCGTAATAGCTTCCGCTTTCCTCACATCGAAGAAGCGGAAGTATTTATTACCAACTGCACCATACGCTGAGTTCAGCTGAACCTTTTTCGCAAGCTGCAGGTTCTTGTACTTACTTATATCTTTGACAAGTTGCTTCTTTCGATCAAGGAGATCAGCCTTACTCATAGTATCGATCATTAAAGGATAATTCCACTTGTGGCGCTAAGATACGCTTTCTCAATATCAGCATTACTTGGAGTCATGAACACCACACCACCGCTGAAGAATTCAACTTCTTTCACGTCTTTCTGACCAGTAGCGCAGACACCATGGGCAAATCCCATACCTTGCTCACCGTGGATTAACATGCGTGGGTCTTTGATCTTAACACCTGTTGGGCTTCGATCTTCATACTTACCCACAAACTCTCCAGTCAAAGTTACTAGAGATACTACATCACCTTTCTTCATAATTGTAACAACCTTTTGTTTACTAATTCAAGTTCCGCTTCGGCTTCAAGCATTTTCTTCTTGTAGCCTTTGCGCTCATTATACATCTTTTCCATCATCTCAGGCAGAAACCCCTGCTTATCCTTTCGGAAGTAGCGACCATTACCAGCCATCGAATACTCTTCATGGGTCTCAACCTTACGATCAATTATATCCTCTATTGACACATCAGTCAACCAATCATCTTCAACAAACGTCTCGGGAGAGATGTTGTATTGCATGATCAAGTGAGGATATAGTGAGTTCAAATCGAAACTCATAACCCAGTTATGCATACCAACCTGCGGATCCTTAACATAAGCTCCTGCAAATTGTTCGTTCTTAAATGTCTGTTCCTTTGGAGGAATGACAATATTCTTGCTCATCAAGTAGTTGTGGATCAACGTATCCCACATTGTTACTTGAGTGAACACATCATTGTAGTTTACCTTGGCGTCATAAGCAATAGCCAGAGCACCCTCGATCAGCTTCATCTTATCTTCGAGCCTATCAACAATCTCAACATCTTTGATATTATAATCAATAAACTTTTTATAATCTTGCTTATGTAGTTGATTGAGGTTATCAAACTCGGAGTAATCAATCTTGCGCTCACCAAGCTCTACAGAAGCAATGTGATCAAGTCGATAAGACTCCTGTTGCGAGTATGTAAACTTTTTGTAGAGTTGGAGATAATCCAGCGTGGCTATACCAGTCAGCTCATAGATCGTATCTTCACGATTAAAGTTCTTGATGGTACGCTCTTTGATCCAGCCATATGGAGAGAGCCGCTTAACAAACTTATCATCAAACAGCTTACCAATACGATTCACAAGATATGGAATATCAAACCCTTCAATGTTCCAACCAGTTACGATATCTGGATCGAGTCTCTGCCACAAAGCGACAAACGCAGATAACAAACGTTTCTCGTTGATGCAATTAACATACTTCACATCATCACGCTCACTGTCATCATACTCGCCAACACCCATAACATAGTATTGACGCTTGCCGTTCCTCGTCAAAGAGACGGTGATTGCAGTCACTTCTTGGTTTGCTAACTCAGGAAGCGGGAAGCCATCTTCAGAAGCAACCTCAATATCAATGTTGGCGACACGGATAGTGTCCGTATCATAATCATTACCGAACCGCTCGTTGATGCAGACATGCGCCCACTTAGTGGAACCATATGTCTTGAAGTTAGAAACACCCTCGTATTTCTGGACAAACTGTGCAGCCTCGCGGATGTCACCAAGCGCAACCTCGTCTACATAGTCGCCCTCTAGTGTTGTCCACTTAGTGGGGTTGGGTGACGGCACATACAACTTTGGGTTGTACTCAACTTTGTGGACAAAGCGTCTGCCGTCCTGATAGCCACGGATGTTGACATTGTTGCCTCTCACATGGGCATGGGTATAGAAATACATTAAGCGTCAATAGCCTCGACTTCTGTAATTTCAAGTTCGCCAATCATAATAACATTTGATTCCTCGCTATCATAACCCTCTCCCTCAAGGAAGAAAAACCCTTCATCATTATAGCCCTCTTCAAGAGTTTCCTGCTGTTCCTTAGTAAGATCACCGCCGACAAAATCAATGTCCACTGAAACCCCATCCCAAGTAGAACCGAATTCAAATTCCTCAAAGGAATATGGCTCAAACTCATCATCATCTTCAGCATATAGTGCTGATTCCAACGCATCAACTTCATCCGCATTTTGCGGGATAACATTGACTGTTCCGTTGCGCCACAATATACTCACGATCATTTTTTGCTCAGGATCATCGCAGTGGACGAATGTCTCAGTCTCAACAAAACATTTTTTATACATCGGGGAAACACTGTATGTCTTACCAACCTTAAATTCCATCTCACTCTCCTATTATCATATAGTAAATATCACGCCAGTTCTTGGCTCTGGTTCCATTATACTCTTTATTGTACCTGTGGTCAACCAAAATACTCTTCAACCCAAACCGATCACCTAGCTCAGCATTGGCAGGCTTATCTTCGATCCACCAACACTCAGAGTCTCTGTACTGTAACAACGCTTCATCCTTATCAGCGCCGCAGTCGAGACAGTTCAAGACAACAAAGATGCCTTTACCAAAAACATCGTCAAGATTCTTCTGCCTCAGCATTTGGGCTTTATGATCCGATGTCATAGAAGTGATACAGTGAAACACATAGCCGTGTTCTTCATGTAGCTTGCGGACATACTTAACTGCGTCTCTGAGAGGCGGGATGTCTTCCATCCAAGCACTCTCATTGAAGTGTCTGACCATCGGCTTAGACTCAGCACGTGTCAGCATGTATCGCTCATTGACATTATAGATATCTCTATATCCGTCTACAGGCTCATATCCTTTTGAATCCATCCAAGAGCTGAATGAATATTCCCAATCAAGGAGCACTCCATCACAGTCAGTTAAAATGACCTTATCGTTAGTAGCGTGCATTACATTATTACCTTATCGTTATTGAGTTGTTATTATACTACATGCAACACCGACTGTCAACTACTTTCTCCAAGCATCTCCAATTCCGTCGCGGACAAAGTACAGAGAGATGAACACTAAGATCAATGTTTGTCCGAAGTGAAGCCTCTCCACAATATCAGGATCAGCAGGGTTGGTCATGCAATGATAAAAGATACTAGCGCCGATTAAGCCGAGGATACCTGTTACGAAGTTTTTCTTACTTTCAAGTTTAAACATTATATCTCCTGATCAATTATTTGATGTAACAAAAGAGACTTCTTCTCTAATTGCTCTTTGTTCAAGTTCTAATCTAAATGCTCTAGCATAAGATTTCCCTATCAAATTGCATTCCTTCAACACAGCGTTGATATGAGCAGTTTCCATATCACACAGTTTCACCCACTTCAAAGGCTGATCACCATTGATTCCATAAGTGCCCCATTCGACTGCTTTACGCACCTTGTCAAACGGCTCGTCATCCCAGACGCAATGATGAATCTCATCGCCATGAGCAGAACATCTCACATAGTCAAGACCACCATCGATCATATATGTTTTACCATTAGCATCTAAATGCGTCTTATAATCATGGCGACTACGAGAGTATAACACAGTACCGTCTGGTGTTTCGATACAATTCTTTACTAATTTCGCAACTTTTTCTTCACTCATTCATCACCCCAGTCTATACTGATTCTTTGATCACCCTTTTTATTCCAACGATAAGTACATCCCATCTCTTCAATGATAGGAAGAATCTCTTTCAAGTTCTTAATGCCTTTCTTATCAGCACCAAAACAGAATGATGAGTTGTTCATCTCATCAGAAGAATATGTTTCCATTGTACCTTTACCCTCATACTCATACTCGTCAATCTCGTCCTCAGACAAACCTTCACACCACTCTTCATTCTCACAGTCTTGCTCGTGATTGAATAAGCACTTGCTGAAATCAACATCTTCACCTTTGAATGGACCAACCTCATGCTCGAACGGTAAACAGTCCCAAGCACAAGATTGACAACAAGGCTCTGCCCATCCACAATACCAACCGTCTTCACGGAGTCGGTCAAACAACTTTTCTAATTTATTGCTCATCGCGGTTTGGCTCCTTAATGCTTGCTTTAAACTTAGCCATCAATTCAGCATCGCGTTTTCTAGCACGGGCTTGTCCAGCCAGTCGTGCGGCGGTCTTTTCTTTCTCGAGAAGATACAAACAATACAAAAACCCTACACACAACACACACACTGTTATGATCAGTAAGCTAGTCACTAATGTTTCCATACTCAATACCTCTTAACTGTTGATGTGATCATGTATTTCTCCGCTCAATATCTTCTTCTACACAGCGAGTTCCATATTGAACTTCTAGTACATGTGCGGGTTCAGAATCAATGTTTGTTGCTTTATGCCATACATTCCGATTAATAATGTATCTGTCGTTTGGAAGAAGCACTACACCATCTTTCTTCGTAGCGTCCTGTGTCTCCATATATATCTTGCCGCTCAAAACGTACCAATGCTCAGACCGAAATTCATGGCGTTGGTCACTCAAGCTCTTGAATGGCTCAATGATAAGTTCTTTGACCTTGATTGTTTGTTTGTCAGAATACACTCGCCAAGATCCCCAAGGTCGCTCAGTAGCTTTCTGCGCATCCCAATCATTAAGAATCCAGCTGCTGGAGTTCTTTTTATCAGAACCTCCCACGCCCCATTGAAACGTAACCTTTGGGTCGTGGCTGTATCTTGTCCACTCAGGTGTTTCATGTTTGTCACGATCACCCCCATTAACATAATGAACCGCAATTGCGCCGTCATCAAGAAGATGTGCGATAGCATCATTGGCAGTGCCGTCAGAATCGTCAAACGAGATAACATTATCAACGCAGCGAAGAGCAGCTAACACAGAAGCTCTCTCCTCGAACGGCATGAACGCCTTGCCTTTCTTGCGAGCCAACCAATCATCAGAGTTCAGACCGACAACAAGATAGTTATCCTCACCAGCACTCTCCAGATATTTGATATGTCCAGAATGTAGCGGGTCAAATCCACCAGTAACCAATACAATCGTTTTGGGAGTCATATTAGTATCCTTTCGCGACAAGTGTATATTGAGATTGGTCATATCTTGGAGGTTCATACGTGTTTAAACATTCTGCGTCTTCTCCTAATACAAAAGAACTATAATTTGCACGACCACCCTCAGCAGTCATAGTGTAGCTTTCCACTGATGGCTTTGCCCAGTAGTGAGCTGTACGAGTAGCAATCCAGTTGCCATTCTCGTACTTGAGAATCCAAGGTTGATCATAGTCGTCCCAAGGCGTAGCAACATCATCGACAAAAGTAAAGTCGAGAATGAACTCCTCAGAGAACTCATCACTACGCTCGATCAATTTCGATAACGTAGGAATACCATCCTTGCGGATTTTAGAAACTTGAGCCGAACTCAGATTCTCTACCACATAGACAGCACCACCCTTATTCTTCCAGTACTGCGGACATTCACCTGTACCATCCCAATCGTGAGCACCGTAGTTTTCTGTATGCTGAGTATCAATAATCATTTTCATTTGGAGATCCTCTTAGATTTAGGTTTGGCTTTAGGCTTGGCTTTAGGCTTGGCTTTCACTTTAGGTTTAGGCTTCTTGACTACAACCTCTTTGACCACATTGACTTCGCTCTTCGACAACTCACCGTCAACCAACCCATACACAAACTTATTTGTCACAACTTGAATACCGTCAAATAACACAACCTTTTCTTTCGTCTTCTTAGAGTTATAATCATTGACGATTCTAGTGTTCAGGCTAGTCAGGCTGTCCCAGTTCTTCTTTTTGGTATAGTCGATCAAAGTGCTGTCGCGTTTCGATTAGCGATTATGGCATACACTTCTTTCAGGTCTTTCGCTACCGCAGCAGCTTCAGAGCGAGAGCGTTCACCGTCCATATGCAGGACTTCAGGCTCAAGTTTAGAAGTGATGATATTCATCAACTCAGCCGCAGCATCTTCTGTAAGAGGGAGTTCAATAGGTGCTTCGCCCCAGAGTGAGCGAAAGGCATTTTCACGGATAAGGAATTCTTCTAATAATTTATTCATAATATAGGTCTCTCTCAATCAATTCAAATATAATTATACATCAACGGAAGACAAAAGGCAAGGGATTTATACCATACTGGCTTCAGCCTTATATGCCATCTCAAGGACGCGCATGTTTTCATTATAGATATTCACCAGCTCAGAGTGGGTGTATATCTCATAACCGCTGAAGAGGATCTCTTTACCAACACTAGGAACTTCAGTATCAGCAAACGGCTTCAGCGTCAAGGCATCAACCTCAAAACCCAACAACTCAGCCAATTCAGCGGTAGTCTTATTCTCAATACTCATGTCAAACTCCTATCTCAAAAACACATTATACACTATTGACAACCTAAAGTCAACAACTATTTTGAATTATTTACATAAAGTTGGTGTCTTTTAATGTCCCACTTCTCAACAACGGGATCGCCGTTCTCGTCCTCGTCAGTGACGATATAGGCGACAGTCTTCAACACGCGAGCGTATCTCCAAGCGTGCATACCAGCGAGCGGATTGCTCGTTACATAAACCTTATGAGGATATTCTTCAGGGTTGAATGCGCTGATCTCTTCATCATTCACAGTGAACTCGAACAGGTTATCGAAGTCTTTCTCAACAAACGCTCCGAGGATGGTAGCGTCTTGGTCGAAGTAAGTGGTTATCGGGGCAAATGACATAGGAACTCCTCAATTTCAGAACAGACATTATACCATATCCGAACGCCGAAGGCAAGCATTATTTTGATTAATTTTAGGTAATAATTGGTATTTCAGGCATAAAAAAAGGGACTCGAAAGTCCCTTGATTCGGTTAAAAAGTAACCTATTTAATCGACCCACCCATAGGGTTGGCTAAGTAGTCCATGCCGTCCCAAAGGTTATCGACTTCCTTTTGAATCCGATCTAACTTCTTATTGACTTCATCACTCTTTTCTGTGGCTATCTCGGCTTTGGTCACGGTCACTTGCATGTCCTTAACCAGCTTCTCAACCTCAACCACTCGCTCTTGGAGAGCAACCAACTCTTGTTGACGATCCATAATCGTTTTAAGGTTTGTGCCCAACTCGACTAACTTACCTTGTAGATTATCAATGTCGCTTACTTTGAGTTCTTCCTCAATGACAGCCACTCTGGATTTGAAATCAGAAAGGTCATTACCAGTGTTTTCGATGAATAGCGGAACAGTTACTCCAAGGTCTTCAACCGCTTCAATGCGGGAGAAGAACTCAGATGCTGTCCAAATACCACCACCGATTGTTGTTGCGAAACTCATAAGAACAGCAATCCAGACACCTTTTATCTTAGTGCCACCTACATCTAACTCCATATTTTCCATAGCTCTACTTTCCTATTATCATGGTTCTGGGTTTACCAACGGAGCATCCATCCCACCATTACACTCCATACCCATCGGATCGAAGAAGCAAGGATCACCGCCAGTTGGTCCAGTCTGATAAAACTCAGAATTCACACCATCGCCATATATTTGAGCAGAGTCGATATATCCCATTCCAAGATCGAATGAGATAAACATCGAAGTTGTGTTGAAGAGTGTTACTGCAGTTGGACCTTCAGCTGCCGCTACGAACATGAGAGAATCAGCATTCAGGAAGTCTTCGCCAGCAGCCGCCACTTCACTTTCCATCTGTGACATAATCTCACCGTTATTGGCAACCGCAACAAACGCAGCGAATTTCTGACCAGATTCTTCAACAGCATCAAGTGAGTCGTTATATACATCAACATGAGTGTCAGTTATTGTTACATTGTTTGTTGCAATGTATGATTGTACATTTTGAGCCTGTACAGCATCACCGCTTTGTTCAGCATCGTTTGCCATCTCATTTACCGTAACAGCTTGAATCAATACACTAGATGCCCCAATATATGAATCAACAGCAACACCGAAATCCGCTGCCGCGTCTTGGCGAGCAACGTCCACATACTCCTGAACTGACATAGTGTATACTGCTTGCTGTGTGGCGTCCAAGGCAGCATTATACGCATCTGCTTGTCCATATGTTAAATGCGATTCAGAAGCAGTACCTACTCCTACAATCTGTCCATTGACTGTGGCAGTAGTGACACCACCCACATACTGAATACCCTGATCAAATGTTGTTACGATACTACCACTGGCAGTAACCAGTTGGTCTAAATCAATCTGACTTTGTGCGGAAACGCTCAGACACGCTAAGACCGCCACCATCAATAGTTTCTTCTTCATCTATTGTTACTCCTATCCCGAGTAAAGAGTTATATGTTTCTTGGTTTTTTAATTTACCAAACTTAGTCTTTTCATTATAGTCAGGAATGTATAGTTCTGGTCGCCTTTTCATAGCGATCAGTGCATTCTTACCGAAGATCATCTTTCCGTTCACCAAGACAGGACATGGTGTCCCTGCTGAAAACATTGCTTTCCAGTTCTCTAGATTCTGACACATTCGCGCAACTGCGGCGATCGACATACCCAGATCCTTTAATACTTTCGCATCTTTTCGTCTATTACATTCTTCATCTTGTTTGTATCCACCACCACTAAGACCGAGAATATCCATCTGGAGCGCAACGCTTTTGCTCTTGAGGCAGGTGTCATTACCTGACGACATCAATGATGGGGATATTGCGGTTGGTGGTGGAGTAGGCGAACCAGCGCCAGCGCCAACGTTTTGCGTAGTCTGGCTATTTGATGTTGTTGTATTATTTGAGTTGACAGTTGAGTCCTGAGTATTTGTATTCAGGTCTCCGTTTTGGTCGTTAGTCTCGTCGTCTTGGGCATAAGCCGATGAGAAGAATGTCAGACACAACAATATAAGTGCAGCCTTGCGCATGATATTGAATCCCATTTTTTTTTATTATTTTACGATATTTTACCTTTATCGAATTATATTTATAATATGGGAATCTCAATCGACACGTTAACACACTACATCATATGCATTTTAATCCCTCTGGGCGAAATTAACCTTTAAAGCAGCGTCCAGAGCTAACACACATCCTAGCATTCCTAGTATCGCACCATGTCCGAAACTTATCTCTCCAGTTTCCAACGAACCGACAGCACCATACATTATGAACAAACCTAAACCTAATTGAAGAGCATTCATCTATTCTACCTCAGCTATTTTCTTATACCGATTAAGTTCATTAAGTTCCAGCGCCCATGGCCAGCAATCAAGAAACAATTCTCGCTCCAAGCGATATGCTTCCTTTTCCCATGGCTGATTTTTATACTGGAAGTTGTTAGCGTTTCGACCTTTCCACTTCCACACGCCAGTCGAGGATAACTCCCCACGAAGAAACTGTTTAGCGTGAACCATCTCATGAGCCAGTGCTTGCATCTGCATCATAAATGGTTGATCCTTTGTGGCGATACTGATGTCAACTTCTTTCTTATCGCCGACACAGAGTCCTTGAGCATCATTATCTAAAGTGCCTTTGAAGTGCACAGTCACAGGTCGACTCAGGCGATTGATCTTCAGCTTCCTAGCCATAAGATATAGATACAACTCGACGTGATCTTTGTTCCTGTGACATCCTACAGTTTCAACATACATCATACAGCTTCACTCAGTTTAGCCTCATTTAAATCACGGGCATGCTCAGTGTGGCGGATAACAGTCTCAACGACATCAGGATAATCGGCAGCAATGCTGATCAGCATACCCACCAAGTAGCCAGCAGCATAAGCGGGACTGTCATCTTCTTTCAACTCAGCATACAGAGCTTCCACGGCATTTCGGGCAATTGCTTTTTCTTCAGTAGTGGGGATATTAATATTCATAGTAGACCTCAATAATAAAAGAAAGGGGATGGAGACTACGCTTTTGCAAGCATAGTCAAAGGGACGTTCCAGCGCTGACCAGCAGCAGTCTCAACGATGGCTTTGGTTCTATTAACTTTAACAACAACAGCGTTCATACTCTCACTAGGGATGAAGACTTTAGAACCCTCACCGAGCGCAGACTTGATGACTACAGATTTGGCTTTACGAAGAGATTTTTGCTTTAATTTGACAGCATCAATAATAGCATTCAAGTCAGATGTATTATCAATAGTCATAATAGACGCGATAGCAGAAGTAACTTTACTCATAATATAATCCTATAGGTATTGTAGTGATAATACAGCAACAGCGATGATAATGGCAAATTGAAACAGAAATCTTAAAACAGGCATAATATTCTCTCATTCATTTATTTAAGAACCCATTATACGGCATATGTCAGGGGAAGACAACAACTATTTTGAGGTTTCTTATACCGATTTGGAATAATCGTTATAACTTTTAGTTCTTTCGTTGTATTCTTCGGTTTCAAAGTATCTGATGTCAGCATCAGTTGTGTGAGGGCAGGTGTTTTCTTGAATAGCTTTCGCTATACGAGCCTCCAGTTCAGGAGCTTTGGCGGCAGTGACTGGTCTTGTATTCATAGTAAATTCTCCTCTACCACTAACTTTAGGTTAAAATGCTCGGCTATATCTGGAACAAGATCAGTTAGAATACTGACCATTCCATCAACCGTATCAGAGATAAACGACTGCTGAATCAGCTTGTTTCCAAACTTAATAGCAACGACAGTTTCGAACTTAGCATCGTCATTTTTAAGAATCATTACTTCAGGCGTGATATTCATAACAGTCATAGGGTTTCTCTCTCATCAATTTAGGAAGCCATTATACCGCTATTTTGGGCTGGCGACAACCACTTTCTTATACCGATTTGGAATAAGAGGAGAGTTTTAAGAACTTTTTTGTATATGCTGTAAAATCAACAACTTAGAGAGCCTGCTCGCCCGAGTAGAGCGAGCAGGAGGGGACAGGTTATTCGGTCAGACCAACGCTGTAGTGGGTCTTGCCGTCTACGCGAGCGGCTGTTAAGACGCTCTTGCGGTTATCTTCTGAACTCACATATGATACATGAACCCATCCTGAGTCGGGGATACCTGATGTATAGAACTCAAGGATCAGCTGATCAAAGTCGCAGTTGTCTTCAATCCACGTGGCGAGCTCATAGTTCGGAACTCCTGGAACTTCAATGTCTGCTGCCTGACCTTTACAGTGTTGTGACTTTGAACTGCCGCCAACTGCTTCGTTCAGCTCTTCACCACGATAACCACTATTCAATACAGTTGGACCAAAATGATCGCGAACCTTTTGCACTACATTTTCAAACAATGTCACGGCTGCTTCTAAGTGTTCACCGCTTGGTGTGTTGTCAATGCCTTTACGTTCTGCTGTCTGGCTCTTTGTGAATTCAGCCAATGAGAAATTTTTACTTAGTTTCATACGTCAACCTATACAAATTTGTTCATGTTTGGTGCCCAGTAATTTGGACCTTTTAATACTTTACCGTCTTCACGATAGATAGGACTGCCATCTTCACCCAGCTTGCTCATATTTGATTCATGAACTTCACTGAATGTTGCGTCTAGATCAATGCCATATGCAGCGCCAGCACCATAGACAACATACAACAGGTCAGTAAGAGCATCAGCTATCTCAGCCATGTCTTTTTGATCAACAGCCTCACACAATTCTTGTAGCTCTTCAGCAATCAACTCAATACGAAGATCCGCAATATCGTCCCCAGCCCAATCGGGATCAGACTTCACTTCTTGTCCAAACGTGTTCATAAAATCTTTAACTTTTTCATAATTACTCATAATATACTCTTTTGTGTGTTTAGAATTTCTTGCCGATGTTATACTTAGTTTCCAATGCCCACTCGTCTTTCTCTTTATATGGAAGGACTTTAATTTGGTTTAATGGGGCGATTGGCTCTTTGCTCTTCTCCGCATCCACTAACTTAATCAAACCCCATTCAGCTAGTAAATTTGCGATTGTATTACGTCTGCCGATATCTTCAATGCCAAAGTTACTTGGCTTGCCGTCTAATGCGAACAGCTCTTTAAAGTGTACGATGTAATACTTACCCTGCTTATGCAAGATATGACATGATTGATACAGTGTTTTGTTTTTATGTGAAGCCACGCCAATGCGTGTGAGTGTTTCGCGGATCTTCAGAAAATCGTCATCATCCTTTAATACTACTTCCACCAGACTATCCAGCATGTTTCCCACCCTTATCCATTCTTGTTTTTATATCACTGATTTGGTCAGCAGTAAGAATGGTGAGGGCTTGGTGGGCTTTAATATCGCTGTATCCATAATATTCTTTGACACACGCCACGTCACTATCTTTCTGCTTCTTTTCCCATTTAGCATAACGCTTTTTGGGTCTAACAGTATTTATAAAAAACTGAAACTGCGGCTTCTTATCTAGATAGTGGCGTGTGTTCATTTCATTAGCAAGAGCGATTGTGTCCGTATGATATGACAACGCACGGTTTGTTAAGAATGGATCATAACCTTTCTCAGCAAGTTGGTCGTTAGCAGTACCAGTCATCAAGTCGACCTTGGAACTGTTGATAGCATTGATGTAGTCGAACGGATTTGCTTTTGCCATTATGAGTAATCATCCAATTTGTTGAACTGTAAGAATGTGTTCCATAATTTCTGGAACCTCAACTCATATAAGTCGCCTATACCTGTCAATTGATTGCTCAATTGGTCTTGGTGTTTAGGATCAAGTCCCTTATACATATCAGTGTCGACAATCATTTCTGCCATGAGTTTAGTGTCATCAACTACATTCCAACAATTCATTATAGCAGCTTCCAAATCAAAACGGTCTTTCATTATTCGTCTCCTGCAACGATGTCAATGAGCTTTTGCATGCGCATAACATCCATAACAATATCATGGCGTGGATCGTGACCCACGAATTTGTCGGCTAACTCTTCAGGTATAAACGAATTCTTCAGAGGCGAGCCATATGATAAACCCTCAATGAATGATCGAGTATCTCGAATCAACCACCAGTCAAACGGATCTTTCTCGCCAGAGTGCGCAAGTAATGTCCGCAGAAAGATAGGATCAAATGAGTTGCCTCGTGTCCAGACCTTTCTTACTGGCGCTACATCAAGTTTAGCACAGAACCAATTATACAACTCTTTGACTGATTTGTCAAGCGGCGATGGAGCTAGTAACGCTTGCGCTTCTTTGGGCTGATTCTTCCACCAAGCCAAAGTGCTCTTCTGGATGTTGCGTCCAAGTTTAACCTGCTCAGCAACATCAAACTTAATCATATGAGTGTCATCAAGTAGCTCTTCATAGGTGTATGGATTCTTCAGGAATCTCTTATCGTCATACTGGAGAACAGCCAAGCTAACAGCAACACCATTCACCATATCTTGACTTAATGTTTCAAAGTCATATATCACACTATTCATATTTCCATCCTATAGGGGTTTTGTTGCAGTGGTCGTTATAATCTTCTTCCTGATGCCATGATGATGCCCAATGGTGGACTGCATATGCGTCAGGGCATGTTTCAGCAAAGTCTTCATTCCTTCTATCCATCTCATCCCAGAGATATGGATATAACAGTTCACGCGGAACAGCCTTTTCATATCCTGCAATGTCGCTGAAAAATACTGTACCATATTTCTTTTGCGCAGGGTACACAAATCCTTCATCATCAATGTCAGCTTGGGCTTGGGTTTCTTTGATGTACTGGTGTCGGGCATAACAACTCTCAACAAGGTCGTGCATCTCGACACCACCCTTTGCCGAGGCTATGAACGCATTACACATATATTGATCGCTCTCAGCCCCAGCAACAAAACTCTTTCCACTCATAAGATCATCAATAGGCTTCAGACATTCATAATCAATATCAGTATAAACTCCACCATATCTAAACAGTATCTCATATCTCAACAAATCAGACACTTCAGCCAAAGATGTCGCATATTCAGCTATATATGAGTTCTTGAACAAAAACCCATCAAGCCTAGCTACACGTAGAGCATTCTCATCCCAGACAATAAATTCCCATTCTGGATTATGCTTCTTCCATGTTGATTGCCAATACTTTTGCTCTGCGCTTAATCTTCCACCACCCAACCATATTTGGTGTATTATTTTGGGTATCATACTTCCACCACATTAAGAGTCCCAGTCAAAAGGCATTCATTGCCAGACAATTCATATCCATTCTCTTCAAGGTCAAACATAACCATATTACCAGACGCTTCATATAGACTGGTGATATGCTTTCGATTATCTTCTTCCCACCATCCTTCAGTAAGGAACACCTCTGAAACGCTCTCAAAGCAAGACATATTTTCCCATTCCTCAAACACCGCATCTGGATCTAAATCACAATCACCGCCACCATTACTTATAAGATTCATCAAAGCAATCTCATCTTCGGTCTGCGGAGTAACTTCAATCGAGCCAGTTTGCCATACACTCTCTAGAACAACAATCTCAGCATCACGAGCATATGTCTCTGTTGTGCAGAAGCACCCATTCTCTTTAGGGCTTAACTTATATGTTTTACCAATTTCTATTCTCATTTCAATCCCATAAACTTTGATAGTATTTGCCGAACAACATGAAGCCATTTGCAATACGATCTTGTTCTAATTTTAAACCTTCAAGATCTAACTTGTAAGTATGACCTTCACCCTTTTCCCAAGTGTATCCAATCTCGGTTCCATCTTTACCTATAACTGGAATGCTATCATAATCGATCTCGCCAGTAGAATACTTATCTTCCCAATCATTTAGTTTAGACTCGAAAGCAAAGATCATCTCACCAATGACATACTCCCATCGTCTTTCCATATCAGCATCTTTTCTCCATGCAGCCTCATATACACCCTCAGCCATATCTTCGTCGTCGACCAATGGGACACCATGCTTTGTGTCTTTAAGCTGTTTCAGCATAGGGATAATAATATGAGCTAGTGTAGTGTCCATGCTCCACGTATCGTAGTTATGGATCTTCACTTTAACCTTTGGAGTAGGAGCATAACCAAACCAATCATGCAAATAGTTATGATACCAACGCCAAGTAGGATATTTACCGATTTTAACTTTCATTACATTACCCTGCGAATGATGTCCAGAGTTCCATCGCTTCTTCAAGCGATTCAACTTGGAAGTTTATTTGATTCTTGTTAGACTTTGAATCAAGCGTGTACTCGCTGAGCACTTCATTACACTTAGCAACAAGTGCTTTGAAATACTTATCACCATTTGCTTTCACATAACAAATGATCTGCGGGTCTTTGGTTTGAACCTTAATGCCAAAGTATATATTATCTTTCGCAGGAGTCTCAATAATGTAAGACGATGCACGAGTCTCGGTGTAGCCAATATTGGTAAAAACTTCAGTGTTAGATAGAACGAGATCCGAGATCTCAGAGAACATATTACGCTGGCTGTCAACATACGAACCAAACAATTTAGATAAATCTGCCATAACAAAACAATCCTTATAATGACCAGAGACGGAGTTGTCTTCTGGCAACCAATGTGCTATCAAGTAAGACTCAAGGACAAACGAAGCATCCTTTTCATCCAGTTTAAATTTCTCAAGGTTTCTTGCTACAATGACGCAATCGTCAATACTATAACCCTTGTCTTTCAGGTGGGCTAAACATCTTCCACCAGTGCCTTTACCAACATATGCTGGACTAGCACCCAAGGTACGACTGCGATACATGTAGACATAATCACCTAGTGTATCAAAGAACGCTGCAGTAGGTTTGATTGGAGAGAACATTTACTTCCACTCACAATCAATCATCATCTCAGTCAACATAGCCATCATGTTGATCTCAGCATCAGCCGCAAACGCAGCTTTGTACTGATAGTCGGCTAGAGTAACAACCACTTGAGGAACACTGTTCGGCGCAACATACTCACCAGCAGTATCGTAGATTTTACGGAATGTTTGAGACGTATCGCCATCCACATTCTGAGCAACCCACTTACGAACCTTGGTGAACTCTTTTGCTTTCATTGAAGCCATCAAGTCTTTCAGGTTTAAGTCTGCATAGTTTACTAGGATGCCAGAATCAATCTTACCAGTGCCAGCATAACGCTGTAATTCATTCAAGACTCTGCGGTTATCGGGGAAGTGGCGCTTCACAACCTCAGCGACCACCTGCTTATCATACTCCACATTCTCAGTGTCAAGAATACTAGAGACACGCTTGAATAATTGAGCCGCAAGTTTAGGTTTATCAGAAGCAGCCATCTTGAACTCAACGACAGAACATCGTGAGTGTAGCGGAGCAATGATCTTGTTCACAAAGTTACATGTCAGGATAAACCCACAGTTGGCGCTATACTCTTCCATAAAGTTGCGAAGAGCTGGTTGGACTGTCTCAGCATTAAGATAGTCCGCTTCGTCTAGGATGACATACTTTCTGCCACCCGCCAAAGACATAGACGAGGCGAATCCTTTTATCTTAGTGCGTAGCGTATCAATCAAACGTCCCTCATCGGATCCGTTGATTACGATATAGTCACAACCCAGCTCTTCAAGCATTGCTTTGGCGATAGTCGTTTTGCCAACACCTGCGGTGCCAGTGAGTAGTAAGTTTGGAACATTTTTATTATCAACAAATGTCTGGAATGTTTCTTTCAGAGCATCAGGTAGGATTGTGTCAGCCACGGTCTGTGGACGATACTTCTCAACATACAAAAATTCATTCAACATAATATAGTTTTCTCCTCAATATACATCTATTATACTACAAGATAGGTGGTATGTCAAGCGGAAAATGGTACAACCGCACCTCTACCGCCTGACTGATAGTAGAAGTTGTATGTGTCTGGCAGGTCTAATTTGAGGTCTTCGGGGATGTTGATGTCCCTTGATACCATGCCTCTCTCAAACTCATAGTTAAATGTCACTAGATCTAGATGATGAGCTTCAGTGACTATATCAACCACATCATCAGTGTAGTAACTCCGATAGTCATACTCCCTCATCGATGAGTTCCAATATGCGAGTTTGGAGAAACTGGGCAGACCAATTGCATCCGCGACTATTTTCCAGTCTTGTTTTATAGACTCATAACGACCAATGAAGTTCATGAGACTATTACCATCAGGATCAATGAAGTTGCCGATCTGCGGTCTGATGCAAAAGCCTCTGTTCCATTGGTAGTCGTAGTCTGATGATTCAACGTCCAGCACTACAGCTTCATCGTATCTCCACTTAACCCAGTCGGCGAAAGACACATCCCACTTACATTCAGCGATACACTGAGAAGCGTATATACTCACCTCACGATCAAACGGATTTCTGACAAAGCCAAACTTATAGCGTGTGTCGAATGTTTCCTTTGGCAATACGCGAGAGGCTTCATATGCTATTCCGTGTTGAGGAACAACACCGCTATGATCACAGAGAGCGTCATATGTAGACGAACCACCCTCTGTATCACAGACAGTCATGTCAGTCGGTCTAAGCCAATCAAGCATACTGGTTCCAGCAGCTTTTGGGTTATGGACAAATATCCATTTAGTCACTGATCGGTCTCCATCCAGTCACAGTATTGGTGCGGAATGATCTCCACGCCTTAACATCAATTCCCCAAACAGGGATGTCAGCAGAGCCACCAGAAACAGAACTCACGGTGATAGCAGAGCCAGACTCCTCTAAGATTATCTCAGGGTTGAGAGTACAAGGCATCACCCTTGTACCCCCATCATTGATCTTCTCAAAAGTAACTTCGACCACACCCTCTTTGAGGTGTTTGATCAAGTCATTAACCACAGACGTCAACATTACTTCAACACCGTTTCGTACAATGCCTCAACATCTTCCATCTCACCAACAGTCTCGCTTAGATTCTGTTTGTGGAAGATTTTAGCCAATTTGTTCAGGTACTTCTTTGGCACATCAACGTCATCAGCAAGAGCTTCAATCGCTTCTTTGATGAATTCACGCTCTGCTTCCATCCGTGTGTATGAGTTGCTGATCTCTTCCATACAACCTTTGATTCGTTCTTTGTCTGAATCGCTAGACGGTAAAATAATATTGCTCATTGTGTTTCTCCATTGTAAAGTTATATTTCAATTTAATTATATCACACCATAAATATCTTCAGACTCAACCCATGTCATATAACCTTGCTTATGCAAGATGTTTGTGATAAGGCTATCATCTATGTGCGCATGCTCAATCTTAACAAATGTGGGTTTAACTTTCCAGCTGTACACGCCGAGGATATTTAACTCATGCCCCTCAACGTCGATCTTCATGAAGTCAATATGACCAATCTCGTTTTCTATGAGATAAGTGTCCAGTCTACAACATGGCACTTCAATCCTATCCAACAGAAGATGGGCGTTATCTGGGCGACTGAACATGCGCCCACCTAAATGATCCGCATCGTCCACAACACCAATCCCACGCGCCCAGTCATCGGTTTGAATGCTTCGGTTGAACGCAACTGTACCATTCTTATTCGATACAGCCATGTTATCAACTTTGACATCATATTGGGCTGTCTTGTTAGCCATAATTTCAGCATAACGTGGATCAGCCTCAATCATATATCCAGACCAACCTGCTTCAGCGAGAGGAAGACACGTGTCAAAATCACACGTGCCTATCTCTAGGAAGACTTTCCCATTACCCATTGTATTTGCTTCCAGCCTCAGTAGCAACCCAATACTCAATAACAGAGCCGAGGAAGTGGGAGATGCCTTTAGACGATACACTAACCTTATAATCATCAGACATAAACTTCAGATTCTCGGTCTTGAAGATGAACTCAAACTCAGCTTCAGTGTTACCAACCGACAGACCAAACTCATTAGAAGTTGGATTCTTTGTATCAGTAGCAACCAAAGAGACAGTGCCGTCCGAACCACGAACAACAACTTCAGGCAATGACAGTTGATTCGCAGCGTTGACAACTTTCTTATAGTTGGCAGCGGTCATATCAAATTGAACTTCAGGATCAGGCAGCTCAAGATTCTTCTCGGGTGGAGAAGTTATCATTGACGGATCAGTGTATGTGTAGCGACATTGACTACTTGGTTGTGACGCTTCACTGACAGTTAGTGCCGATGAGCCGAAGTCAAAGACAGCATCCTCAAACAAACTAGTCAACCCAAGAAACTGATTCATCTCATAGATGGCAAAGTCTTGTGGGAATGATTCACTTACAACAGCAGACGCAAGGATGTTCTTCTGGGGTGATACAGTTCGTAACACGTTGCCAGTCTTAAATGATAACGATGGATTTATCGTTGAGAAGTTCTTTAAAACTTCAAAGGTGCTTTCACTAATTTTCATAATCTATCTCTCCAGTTCTTGTAAGTCGTGATTGTGTAATGCGATCAACGCATAATGTAATACTTTCATTAAGTCCGCACGATTATAGCCATTCTTGTTGCCATATCGTTGGACATATTTAAGAACATTTCCAAGGGCAAAACCCTCACCATGTCCGCAGTCAATAATAAACTCAGTTGACTGGAATTTATTCTTCGAGTAATGGGCTGAGTAAGTCGAGTCGACATACTCTTGAAATTCATTAATTAACTCAGCTTCATTAAACTTATAGAGATTATAGTCGAAATCATTGCGTCCGTCAACCCCAGAGTCACCACACATTGCTTGGTTACGGTCAATATCAGCATAATACTCGTCGGTGTGGGTATAGCTATCTTCGACACTTCCCTCTTCATTTGTGGTTGTCCATTCCTTTCCATAAGTTGCCCAATTCTTTTCCATTACTTTTTCGCCTTTTTCTTGTTTCTCTTTACGTCAGCCCCAGCAGTGGGTGAAGCACCCACCTCAGAAAGGTCTGCCAATGAACCACCAAATGTGTACGAACCAGTATGAAGCAATCTCATCCAAGGACACAACCAAGTCTCAACACCAATCTTTTGCATCCACTGACAGAACATATAATCTTCTGACAAGTATCGCTTTGAGTCTGGATCAATCAATGCTTGGAAGTACATCATGATCTCGCGTGAACCATCAAACGACTCAGTTCTTGCGTGGTCAGGCAAGTATGTATAATCTGGATATGCTTCTTGGAACTTCTCAAACGCAGATCGTTGAATCATCATGAACCCAGTGCCACCCTCAAGAACCTTACACGGCTTATTGAGTAAGATATTTCCTGATTCTTTGGGGTTGAATACATAATCACCAACATACCTCTCAAGATCATTAGGGTTGTCGTCAGCAAAACCTTTATCGACAGCCATCTTAATCTTTTCCCAAGCAATCGTTTTCTTGGGATACGCACCACACATCACTTCTTTGCGGTCTTCACCCTTTTCTTCTGGATCCATAAAGGCAGCCAGAGACAAAACGTCATGAGGATCAAACCCGATATCCGAATCAATGAACATCAAGTGTGTGCATTCACTTCTCATAAACTCATCAACGCAATAGTTTCTGGCGCGAGTGATTAGCGATTCATTGAACAAATAAAAGAATGTTAGATCCACACCATATGCTTGGCATAGTCTAGACAAGTCAGAACAGGATTTAGAGTACATCCCGTGACACTGTCCCCCATACATTGGAGTGGCGAGCATAATTTTGCGTTTCCGCAACTCTTCAACTGGTATTTCCATCAGTACCTCTTTGATTATAAATTAAGTTATGTGTAGATTATACAATAGAAAGGGAGAAAAGTCAACCCGAAAGTTGACTCTCCCATTACCGCTAGAATGGAGCGTCTTGAGTAGTGTCAGCATCCGCAAGAGGATCACCCACATCACCGCCCAAGTTTACATCAGCGTCCAGCTTGGCGTACAAGTCACGAAACGAGGCTTTGGTGTCCTCATCAAAGCGATTAATACACATGTCAATAGACTTCATACGGTCATCAAATATCTTGAACGCTTTGGCGATGTGGACAAGGCGACGAGTAGAAATTATCTCATCAATACCACCATCATAGAAAGTCTTGCGGATGATGTCAGCCCAGTCAACCAGTTTAGAAACAAACTCATCATCTTGGACAGCAAGGTCTTCAAACACAGCCGAGAGTATTTTCTTCTCAACAGCAGCACTAGGATATTCTTGCTCAAAGGTGACAGGGAAACGCTCAAGGAACGCTTCATTCAAGACGTTAGTCCCGATAAAACGACCATCATCAGATCCTTTACCTTTGGTGTTACCAGTAGCAACAACAGTGAAGCCAGCAGCAGGAGAGATAAACTCACCAGTCTTCTTGATGAAGTATCCTTTGCCCTCAAGGATAGACTGGAGACACATGATCTTGGCAGGGTTGCCCAAGTCAATCTCATCCAGAAGCAATACCGCACCACGCTCCATAGCTTTGATGACTGGACCTTTGAAGAAGCGAGTCTCACCATCAACAAGACGGAAGCCACCAATCAAGTCATCTTCATCTGTCTCAACAGTAAAGTTCACACGGATTGATTCACGCTTCAATTGAGCACAAGCCTGATCAACCGAAAACGTCTTACCATTACCAGACATACCAGTAATGAATACAGGATAGAACATGTTAGACTTGATGACATTCTTCAGAGTAGTGAAATTACCAAACGGAACAAACAGCGGATCCTTGGCAGGCACTAAGTTTTGAGTAAAGCCTGTAGAAACGACATTCAAGTCAGCGACTAAGGCGTTTGGCTGTAGCGCAGGCGCAGGAGCTGGAGCCGAAGCTGGAGCAGGTGCAGGGACGGTTGTCGGCGCTATATCAGGGAGGTTGTACAACCCACGATCAACGCGCAAGGATTTGTGGAAGTATGAACTCGGAACTTTCACCCCAAGCTCACGTGCTACTCGCTTCGTCTCAAGGCTGGGAACAGGCGCATCGGGATATAGGCTCTTCAAAGTATCAAACAAATTTGTCATATAGGTCTCTCTCACAAGTTATAATCAATCATTTAAGTAGCCATTATACGGCATAATTCGGTATAAGACAACAACTATTTTCAGTTTTTTTATATCGTTTTGGAATAAAGAATCCTTTCCTTATAACCAAAATATAGGTTAAATAACAACCTATTTTAAGCGATAGCCGAGATCAGGTCGGACAACATCTTTCTGGAAGTTTTCTTATCATTGTTTGCTTTCTTAAACGCAGTCCGCACCGAACGCTTCGACTCACCACGCTCCACTTCAATAGCGCCATTAGCAGTCTGAAGATTCTTGCCACCACCAATAAGATAAAGGTGATCATATCCAGAGTTTGGAACCACCGCAAACTTTTCCTTGCGGACTCCAGAATACAGACTTTGGCCATCTTCCCAACTAACTGACGATGGAAGCGAATTGGTGAACTGGCGTCTGTTCAGCGGCATAATTCGATAGCCGATAGTGGTAGAGCCAGTTTGCTCTCGATAAAATTCAAGTAAGGTCTTGGTGATAGCATCTCTCTGACCAGCAACACGCTTGCGCTTCTTGGTTACTGGATCAGTAATATAAAGGACTTTACTTCCCGTCCAATTGAACGCTCCACCAACACGCTTTTGATAATCTCTACCATCATCACCATACATGTCAACATTATGGTAGAAACTAGTGTTGCTCTCTCCATCAGTCAAGAACATAGTGTTGACAATATCAACGCGAGTCTTTTTCTTGAAGTCATCATGTAGTTTAAACGCAGCCATGATTGCTTCGTTCAATGGAGTCGAACCGAGCGTCAAGCGATGCGGGATGTGATAATTAACATATCCATGCGATCTTCCAGAATATTGATTATAATAATTACCAAGAACCAACATATTTTCAGCCATCTCAGTAAACTTCTTGCGGTTCATATCGCTAGAGAAAAATTCAATCAAGCGGAATCTTGAATCATATGTCATCTGTCTATCATCCGCATTACTAATGTGGTTGACATTATCTTTTTCTAATTCTTGGAATCTATCACTAAAGGCATACACGCGGAATGGGATATTGACTTGGCGACAGAACAAAACAAGGTTCAGCATTTGATCAATAGTGGGCTTCATGTCTGGAGCCATAGAACCAGACCAATCAATATACATGATCATACCATGATTTTTTCCGTCAGGCGTTATGCTAACCTTTCGGAAGATATCGTCATTGTAACGATAGCTGTTCATCTTGACAGGATCAATAACACCAGTCTTTGACACAGACTGGCGAGCATATTCTGCCGCAGACTTTTTCATCTCAAACTCTTTTGCCATATACTTAACAGCTGGCTTATTGTTCACAAGAAATTGTTTGTAGAGCGCGACACCAGTCGCTCTCATCCTGCCCGCAAACTCACTAGTGTTAAACATCTCAAAGATATCGTCAGCACGAACAACAAGTTCATCAACAGGGTTGGTCGGGATATTAATACTAGTCACTTCAACATTAGGATCATCACCATGTTCAGCGCTGATAGCTTGACGAAGAGCTTGGTCAGTCTTTGAAGCGATTGATTCTTCTGGGTCACCCGAGTCATCACGGTCATAGCCAGAGCCAGCCGATTCATCACCGTCATAATCTTCATCACCGTCTTCATCTTCTTCTTCATCTGATTCTTCATCACCAGTGCCTTTCTCATCACTCTCAGTCTCAGCATCAGAATCATCATCTGATTCTTCATCACCAGCCTGCTCACCAGCACCGTCAGTCTCAGACTCAGGCGAGTCATCCTCAGCATCAGCATAATCTTCTTCATCAGCAGCCTGATTGGCAGCAGCGCGATCATCTTCGTTTCGAGCTTTACAAAAATCAAACAACTCATCAGTAAGGGCAACAACTTCTTCCCATGTTTGAAGCTGCTCGATCTTTTTGATCCAGACCATTTCATCACGCTCAATACGAACACCAGCAGAGCGTCCTGCTTTGAAGTAAGTATTGATTCGGTCAATGAAGCTGAAGCGATTAATCTCTGCAATGTCACCACCAAAGAAACCATCAGCAAGCATGCGCTTATAAGAAGATATAAACGAGCGGCGCAATCCAGGATATCGTGTCTGAACCATCTTCTCAATGCGAGCGTCTTCAACGATGTTCAGATACTGGCGATAGATTTTACCCTTTGAAGAGGCAGACTCATGCCAACCAGCTTCAGGAGTATATAAGGCATGACCAACTTCATGACCTACAAGGTGATCATAAGTGTCAGCTTGCATGTTATCCCACATAGGGAGAGTAAGGACGCGATCACGAACATTAAAGGAAGCAGTCGGAGCTGACTTGTGAACAACCGTAATATTCTCGGAAGCCAACAGGCGAGCTAGGATGTCTTTAGAAGCGATATTCATATATTGGTCTCTCATCAAATTAGACGCCCATTATACGGCACAATCAAGGG